GGGTGGCAAAAAGAAAAGAACATTTTCGGGAATCGCTTATAGCGGTGAAGTCATTACTGACCATTGGTTTTGGGATCGAATTATCTTTGATCTCGATTCAATGCAGTTAAAAGGTCGAATTCCCGCATTACTGGAACACCGATCAAGTCAAAGGGCGGGTGCAATCAATACACATTCCATTAATCATCAAACAGGCTTAACGGTTATAGGTGATTTGATGAGTAATGAGTTTGGTACTCAGGTTGCTCAAGACTCAGACGATGGTTTTCCATGGCAAATGTCTGTTCGTATCGAGCCATCTGCAATAGAAGAGATTCAAGCGGGTGCATCGGTCACAGTGAATGGAAAGATTCATCAAGGGCCAATTACTGTTTTTCGTGGCGGTCGCATTCGTGAAGTATCGTTTTGTGCATTAGGTGCCGATGATAATACCAACGCCGTGGCAGCAAACCACAACCCAAAGTCTAATACTTTCAACAAAGAGGACACTAACGTGACTGAACTCGAACAGGCGAAAGCCGCTCAAAAGAAAGCTGAAGAAGAACGTGACGCAGCACAAACCGAACTTAAAAAGTTTAAAGCTGAAAAACGTACTGAAGACATTGCAGCTTTGGAAACATCTCTAAACAAGCAATTTAGCGCTGATGAGAAGAAGTCTTATACAGATATGGATGACGTATCTTTTAATTTCTTATCTCAGCAATTAAAGCAATTTTCAGCTGGTACACAACAACCCACTGAACAATCAAAGGTAAATAATATTCCAAATCAATTTGCTCATTTATTCAGTCATCAAGCTAATGGTGGCCAAAGTGGAAATGGGCAAGCACAAGGTTCAGCACTTGATAATGCATTTAATCAATTTGCTGCAGCCAAATAAAAAGGTGATTAATCATGGGTAAAACAATTACAGAAACAATTGAAAGCCGTCAACTCATTGTCGGTAATGGGGTTCGTACAGAAAATGCGAAGCCAACTTCAGGAATTGCCTACAAACGTGGTGACTTAGTTCATGTTGATGAAAATAACATGGTTACACATCCTACATTTACGGGAGATAAGTTAAGCGACTGGGATGCGATTGTGGTTGAAGATTTTTCAGAAGATCAATCGACATACCATGCAGCAAACAATCTTGAAATGCCTTTATATGTGCAAGGACCATTTGATGTGGCTGTGGTCACTGTAAATGGTGTTTCTTTAACCACTGCACAAATAGACTCAGTGCGAGCACAAGCATTGAAAAACAAAATTGAATTACGAAAAGTGGTAGGGAATTAATAATGAGCCAAACTTTTACATTTCAAAATGCACCTGTTGAGTTACTTGATATTCCTCAATTGGTTTTAATCACTGACAAGATGAAAAAAGTGGACACTTGGATTATTGACCGCTTTTATCCTCAACGTGTTGCCTACAATAAAACAGTTGTTCCAGTGGGTGAGCTTAACACAGCTACCCCACTAGCACCTTTTGTAACTCCAAGCACAGGTGCCCGACCTATTGATGTAGCTGAAACAGCGCAAGTAGATTTTGTTAAACCTGCTTATCTAAAACCAATGATGACAGTAACCCCTGCGACAATTCAGGATTCAGCCTTAGTCGGCCAATTGCGTCAATATGGAATCATTGCAACTGGTTCCAATCGTTTAAGTGATGCTGATCTTCTTCTTATTGACCAAGCTCAGAAAGCAATTTATTTACGACAATCTATTGAAAATCGAAAATTGTTGATTGCTCGTGATGTTCTACTCTATGGAAAAACAACATTTGCGTCAGCGGATTTTCCAAAATACGAAGTCGATTATCGCCGTAATCCTGCATGTAATTTTTCACCTTTGATAAAATGGGGGCAAGTTGGTGCAAAAGTGATGGATGATATGCAAGCCATGATTGATATTTCAATCGAGCATGGTGGTAGTTCTCCTCACATGATTGTGACGAGCTCTAAAGTCTTTAATGCTATGCGACAAGATCCAGAGTTCAAAGAAAAATTTATTGCCCCATTTGCCGGTATTAGTGTTCCGCTCACACCTTCTTTTGATCATAAAGACAAACCTCAATTTCGTGGAACTGTCGACAATATTGAAATCTGGACTTATGACGTTCAGCATAATATGGATGGTGCTGCAGGTCGTTTTATTCCTGAAGATTTCTTCGGAATGATCAATGATGCAAATGGATGGATTGCTCATTGCGCAATCCAAAATCTTGAGGCATTCGGTCAAGCACTTGAATTCTTCTTAACACAAGATCAGAAAAAGAATCCATCAAGCATTGAGCTTCTTGCTGAATCATCACCTCTTGCCGTGCCAAACAACAAAAATGGCTTGGTGGGTGGTCGTGGATTTGTTTAAGGGGAATTACATGCCAAAGTACATTGCAAAACAATCCATTGGTCACTTTCGACCAGGTGATGAAATCAAAGGGCTTGAAGCTAAACAACTTCAGGCCCTTTTAGCATCTGGGGCTATTGAAGAAGAGCAAGCCATTGAACAGCCTAAAGAGAGTAACTTTGCATCCCAAATGGCTGCGCTTGCTGCAGAAAATGCAGAGTTGAAAGCAAATGAACTTTCGCTTACAGAAGCTAAAAATAAAGCAGAAGCTGAAGTAGCTGAGTTAAAAGCTAAAGTTGCCGAGTTTGAAAAATCTCAAACTGCAGATAACAAACCTGCTGCGAAGCCAAAGGAATCAGCTAAATAGGTGATATATGTCTGAGTATGCAAGTCGTGAAGATCTCGTCTTGCGCTTTGGTGAGTTAGAGATCAATCGATTAGAAAAAGCTTTAACAACTAACGAGTCTGTTAAATCAGCAATTCAAGATGCTTCAAATATTGCCGATGGATATATCGGTTTGAAGTACCCAATCCCATTACCTGAAGTTCCTGAAAATCTCAAAATTTATATCTGTGATATTGCCCGTTACTTGCTTTGGAAGACTAAGGCAAGTGAGGAGGTACGCCAACGCTATGAAGATGCAATTTCGTTTTTAGAGCGAGTATCAGTAGGTCGAGGAATTCTGACAATCAAAATCATCAATGAATCTGGTGAAGAAGAGACGGCTATTGCAGATACATCACCGAAAACTATGCCAATTGGTACAACGTATAAAGGGGGAGTTTTCTCAGACAGTATTTTAAATAACATGCCGAGTATTTGATATGACTGACTTTATACAGATGCATGGTCAAAATAAGTTGCAGGAGTTTATGCGACGAGTTGTTGATCGTGTAGAGGATCCATCGGGACTTTGGCAGGATATCTCAGATATTCTCGAATTTAATGTGCAACAAAGAATTCGCACAGGAATTGGCACTGATGATAAGCCTTGGAAAAAGTCATGGCGAGCTAAAGTCCAAGGTGGGGAAACTCTACGTGATACTGGTCGATTGCATAATTCAATTATCGCAAAGGTTCAGGGTAATACGATTAGTGTTGGGACAAATGTTAAATATGCACCTATTTTGCATTTTGGGGGGACGATTAAACCAAAATCAGGTAAGTATTTAACATTTAAAACACCAACAGGTGGTTGGGTAAAGGTTAAGGCCGTTTATATTCCGCCTCGTCCATTTATGGGAATTTCTGTTGATGATTCACAAGAAATTCTCTTTGAAATTGAAGAATATTTATACAAGGTTTTAACTGATGCAAAACATTGATAACTATTTTGCGCTTGAAGAGGATATTTTGAAGCGTATTAAAACTGAACTGCCTGATATTGATGAAGTTGTTACGCCGTTCAATGTGGATGATCTTTTTGAATGTCTTATTGGTGATGTGGGTATAGGTATTATCTATGTTGGTGACCGCATCTCTGATACATCAGGAGATGGCAAAGCCAATGCAATTTATCAACAGTGGTTGATTGCGCTTGGTGTTTCTGATGCATCAGCTCAACTTAGTGAAACTATGTCGATTCGCCAATTAGCTGACCCATATATCAGAAAAATTCTTACGGCAATGCAAGGTTACCAACCGCAGATTGTCGGATACAAACGATTTCTGCGTGTGGATGCTGGAGTGCCTATAGGTAAGACAACTGCAGGACGGGCATTTTTCCCATTCTTATTTGAAGCACAGATGATTAAATCATGGTGACTATGAAAACATATAAAGCTTTACAGCCTGTAGGCCGCTTTGTAAAAGGTGACACTATTGGTGGTCTTTCAGATGACCAAATTAAACGATTAGAAGCAGATAAGATCATTGAAGAAGTGAAACCATCTGCACAAACAAAACCAGCTAAAGAGGTCAAAACAGATGGCTAAAAAATATATTTCGCTTCAGGGTAAATTTTATCTATCTGAGATTGCGAATGGTGTTGCTGGGGGTATGCGTCATCTTGGTAACGTTCCTGAATTCGAACTTGAAATCACAACAGATCAGGTTGAACATCAAGAAAGCACATCAGGACAACGGACCACCGATTTTGTATTAACCAAGACAACAGGTGTTAATTTCAAAGGGCAACTTGAAGAAGTAGATGAAGCAAATCTGCAATATATCTTGTCAGGTATGAAATCGGAGGTTGCCAGTGTTACAGTTACAGACCAAGGACTTGGAACAATTAAAGTAGGCCAAGAAATTAAACTTGATGGCTACAACTTAACTCAAGTATCTTTTAAAACGGGATCTACGACGATCGCAGCTGATAAATATACGCTTGATGCAGTATTTGGTACGATTACATTTAATGAGTTAATTGCGGACCCAGTAACCGCCAGCTTCACTAGTGGTAAAGTAAGTCACACAACGATCGCGAGTGAATTCAATAAAGAATACGAGTTGTTCTTTAAAGGAATTAATACTGCAACAGGTGAAAATATTGCTGTACGTTTGTGGCGTACTAAAAAATCACCTGAAACAACTTTCCCATTGATCCATGAAGAGTTAGGTCAATACGAAATCTCAGGTCAAGCACTTTCAGACACTGAAAAAGGCTTAGATCCTACACTTGGTTTATATGGCCATGTTGTGACAATTCCAGCAGCGTAATTAAGACAACAGGCACAGGGGCGCATAAGCGTCTTTTTTTGTGCCTGCGTTTAGGATTAAAAATGAATGAGTTCTTCTTAGCTTCAAACAGATCAGTATTTAATGACGAAATTGAAATTCGACAAGTTTTAATGAAAGATTTTGATCAGTGGTCCGAATTTGCTGAGCCAATTAGAATTATGTTTAATAATAATTTTAGTGATGAAGTATTTGCTGATGTTTTTAAAAAACTTAAATTTCAAGTAATCATGGTTGCTTCATTAGTAACAAATGTCTCAGACTTAGATCCTAAATTATTGGAAAATGACGGTGAATTACTTGAGCTATTTAAGAATCTAGTCGAAGTAAATCAAGCATATTTCAACCAAGAAAATAATAAGAAAATCGATTCTAAAGAGAAGTACACCTGGTTTGATTCATTTCAGTTCTTAATAAGTAAAGGGCATAGACATTTAGATATTTTAAATTATAGCTTTGGAACTTTTAAAGAGTTCCTCAAGGCAGCACAACGAAATGAAAGAAATAGCTTGCTAAGCATGGGAAATAATATGCGTGTTGCTTATCACGCTGACAAAAATGGATTTAGTAAGTATATAGATAGTATGAATAAATTCTGAATTTCACATTGCACAACTTTAAGGCAATATATATTCTGTTCAAATAATAAGGGGAATATCATGAAAAAATTATTTTTAGCTTTTATATTTTTTGCTTCAAGTGGTGTGTTTGCTGAAACAGAAGTTACATCTATCAGAACATCTTCTGGTGTTATAGAAGTTGGTAGTTCTGTTGATGATGTAAAAAGTAAATTAGGAAATCCTGAATCAGAACATCGTTTCTATTTAAGGATTTACCATCAAATCCCACGATCAGGCACTAAATTGAGTTATGTGATAGATAATAAAAAATATACTATTATGATAGTCCGTGATGTGGTCTATAAAATTGTTTTGGAGCAATAAGTGTGAGGTATGTTGCAGGCGCTCTTATTATTATTGTTCTATTGATTGGTTATTTAATAAATAAGAATAATAAAGAAGATATGGCAAGACTGAAAATGGCAGAAATTGAGCAAAATACAAGGCTTATGCAAAATAAAATTGATGAAATTCAAGCTCAAAAAGAATATGAAGCAAGAATCAAGGCTAAAGAACTCGAAAAGTCTGTAAAAGCTAAACAAACCGCTTATTTTAATCAAGTTGAAAATCCCACTTCGAATGAGGACTACAATCAAACTAGTGCTGATGAAGATAATGACTCAAACACAAATAATTATAGTGAACAAGAATGGAAAGATATTTGTAGATCAGCATCACTAACTGCAAGAGCCGTTATGCATAATAGACAAATTGGACTTTCTATGAGCTCTCAATTTGATAATTTATTGCCTAATGCTGAACCTGCAATCAAGAGTTCAATAGAAAATATGATTAAATTAGCATATGGCAAACCT